CCCGCCGTCGATCAGCCACTTCTTGCCTCGGTTGGTGATCCAGTGTCCGGTAGCCATCGGTCAGTCCTCCTGCGGGGTGTTCGGGACGAGGTAGACGCCGATCGCGCCGAGGAACGCGGCAGCGATGGCGAACGCGTCGAGCTGCGAGAAGCCGTCGGCGAGGACGAGTCCGGCCGTGGTGCAGGCTGCGCCGAGAGCGGCCCAGAACTTGGCGGCGGTCATGATGCCTTCTTTCGTGTGGTGCGGGGCTTGGGGGTCGGGTGCGGCTCGAGCGCCTCAATGCGGTGCTCGTGGTCCCGGTCGGTCGCCTTCAACTCGCGAACATCGGCCTTCACGTCGGCGAGGTCAGCCTTGATCTCTGACTGACCCTTGACGAGCTGGTCGAGCTTCCCGCCGTTCTCCGCGTGCTCCCGCTTGTTCGTGCGCCACAGCGCGACGACGATCCCGCCGACAGCGGTGACGAGCGCGGCGAGCACGATGCCGATAGCGCGGATCGTCTCGACCTCGGCGGCGCTGGCGATCACGGCCGGTGCGCCGCGAAGTGCGACGGGACGGTCAACGGGCCGTTCGGGAAGTTCGGATTGGCGGTCGGCGCAGGACCGTTCAGCACCAGCGACGACAACACGGTGCGAGGCACCAGCACGGGGCCGGTCGCACCGAGGGCGAGCCAGGCGTCGCGGGTCGCCTCGTCGCGCACCCATGTGGCGTCGATGCCTGCCTGACAGAACACGGCCGGGTCGCCGTCGTTCGGCTGGATCAATCGCATGTCGTCGTCCTCCGTGGGGGATGGGGGCGGGGGTGTCTCGCCGGGCAGCGGCCACGTCGGCAGCGGGTCAGGACCGGCGTACGACGAGCGGGCACGGGCGATCTCGACCGGCTGGTAGTGCCACGGCTCGCTGTTCACGTCAGCGAAGTGGACGAGCCCGACCTGTGCGGCGAGCGGGTTGGCGCGCTTGTGGTCGCCGACCATGTCGACCGCCAACGCCCGACCGGCACGCGTGGTCTCCTCGTGATACGAGCGGCCCGGCGGGGCGGCATGGGCGGCGCCCGCCTTCAGCGCGTACCGCTTGCCGTCCAGGCGGCAGCACCCGCCGACCGGCACCTCGTTGTGCCGCGAGAGGAACAACTCGCGCTGCTGTGCGCTCGAGCGCCAGCCGCCACCGAACCCGTAGTCCGAGCCGCCGTCGATCACCATGTCGGCCAGGGCGAACAGGCGACGCATCAGCTCAGGGTCGACACCGGCGAACTGTGGGGCGGCGAGCACCTCGGCACGGGTGCGACGGCGCGGACTGGCGCCCCACGGCCCCGAGCCGTAGCCGAACAGGTAGGTGCGGGTCACGGCTCGCGGTCCCCCCAGGTGAGCACCATCGCCGCGATGCACGCACCAGCGAACCCGACGAACGTGCCGGCGGCGAAGATGGCGAGCGCGGCAAGGGCGCGGGTCATGCTGCGCTCTCGTAGAAGAAGCCCACGTCGATGATGTCCGTCGACGCCCACGTGTGCGGGATGGTCGACGTGAGCGTCGTGAGCGTCGTGTAGGTGCCCGCCGAGTTCAACACGTACAGCGTGACCACACTGCCACCGATGCTGACCTGACAGTCATACAACGCCGTGCCGGTGTCCTGGATGATCGCGCGACCCTGCGAGCCACCCGTCGCGGCGTTCGTCGTCGGCAACGTGAACGTCAGCGCGCCTGACCCGAACGTCGAAGTCGTGCCCCACGTGCAGGAGATGCGGCACACGATCAACCGGCCGATCTTCTTCCAGCGGCCCGAGATCGTCCCGTTGCCCAACGCCCAACCGGTGCCGCCGATCGTGGGGGTGTACGTGTCCCACGATCCGGCGATCGAGTTCAGGTCGGTCGCGGTCAGCACGTCGCCCGTGGTGAAGCTGGTATTGAACGGCATGGGGGTGCTCCTCTGTCTGACAGAACGGTCAGGGGTGCGACGGGTGCGGTCAGAACGCGATGAGGCCGGTGCCGCCGACGGTCGACGTGCCGACCACGAACCACGACACAGTCGGGATCGGTGACGCCTCGAACGAGGCACGCGTGTGCGACAGATGCGCCTCGATGCTGATGCCCTCGACCGTCGCCGACTGCTGCAACTGTGAACCGGTGCGGCTCGGGGTCATCTCCAACCGCACCCGGTCGCCGATCTCCAAGCCGAGCACCGTCGCCCAGTTCGCCGCCGTCAACTCGATCGCCGGCTCGACCGGACGGATACGGGTCAACACGTCCTTGCGTTGCAGCACGACACCCTGCGCCATACTCAACGCTAGGTCGAGATTCGGCAACAGCGTGTTGACCGTCTCCGACTTGCGACCGTACGTCGTGATACTCGACGAGTTCGTCGCCTCCGACGAGCTACCAGACACCAGCGACACGGTGACGGCGTTGAGCACGTCGTCCACCTCTTGCGTGTAGCCGCCGGCACTGAACGACACGTCCGCACCGTCGTCCGACATCGTCACCTGGATCGTGTTGCCACGCGTCTCCTGGGTGCCGAAGTAGCGCCCGTGCAACGTGATGTCGCCGTCTTTCGCAGCGAACAAGCGGCCCTGTTCGGTGCGCTCCACATCGCGCAACAGGTTCATCGCCTGCGCCCCATTGAACGGCGGCGTCGTGCATGTCCCGTACGACTTGGTGGTCAGGTCGCGCCACGCGGACGGCCAACCCACGGCGTCGAGGATGCGGCCAGCGCGGGCCGTGGTCGACTCGGTGAACGTGCCGAGCGACCGCTCATACACACCGACGATCTCGGCGGTCGTGAGGTTGTCCTGCCAGCAGGCCACGTCCTGAATGTCGCCGGTGAAGAAGTTCGACACGGCTTGACCGTTGGTCACTCGACCACCGACGAACCCAGCAGGGGCGCTCACGTTGGCGCCACCCGACGCGGTGAACGTCGTCACCATCGACTGCGGCAACCCGTCGACATAGACAACCCATGTGTCGCCCGGCCCGCCGTCCTGCACTGCGACGTGGTGCCAGCGGCCGTCGTTGTAGCCGAGCGCCGAAGTCTGCTGCGTCACGCCGATGTCGGACGGTGCGAGCGTCGTCGTGCGTGAACCGACCTCGATCTTGCCGGTGGAAGTGATCGCCGCATAGCGCGTCTCCTCCGTGCCGGTGCCGGTCAAGCTGTAGCCGACCATCCACTGCGTCGCCGTGGCGCCGGTGGTGCGGAACCACCACGCAACCGTCGTCGCACTGCCAGACGCCGACGGCGCCGCCATCACGGTCGACCCGTTGAACGACAGGGCGGCACTATTGGCCGCACCCACGAGGTCGGACGTTGTCGTGGCGGGCGCCGTGCCAGCGACGACCCGGCCGTTCTCGCCGCCCTGGGTGTTGACCCATCGGCCGGGCGAGTAGGCCCGATAGAACGAGAACAGCGAGCCAATCGTGTCGCGGGCATAGGGCAGCACAAGGTCGGTGGTCGTCGCCCGCGCCTCGCTCAGCCAGCCGAGCCCGTCGTAGCACTCGACATCCACATGCGCCCAGTAGCCGGCGTCGTCGAACGACTGCGGCCAGCCACGCACGAACCCGCGGAACTGGTCGGTCGTGACAGCGTTCGCCGTCGCCCGAATCCGCACCTGCCGACCGGGCAACAGTTGACCGAAGTACGGGCCAGACGCGTGCAACGGGTCGAACCGGCGGTCCGTGTTCAACAAGCGGAACGACGCGCGCCCGGTGCGGAAGTCGTCCAACGGCGACGTGCGCCCCCGTTCGATCCTGATACCCGGGCCGCCACCGTCGGTCAGGACGTACGCCGACACGTCGACCCACGTGGGCGACGTGCTCAGCGGGTCACTGGCGAACGCGATCTCCACCGTCCACGTCGGCACCGCCATGCGCTAGCTCCTCCAACTGGTGCCGTTGCGGCGCTCGTACTGCCGGATCGCCGACACCACCTGCTCAGGCGTCGCCGACGTGCCATACATGTTGATCGTCAGACCAGCGCCACCGGCGGCGCCGCCGCCACCCTGCAACATCTGCTGCGTGCGGCCGGCAGAGAACACCTCCGCACCGCCGCGACCCAAGTCGACCAACTCCGGACCCTGCTCGCCCACGAGCGTCACGCCGTGCCCGATCCCACCCGTCGCACGACGGCCACCCGGGGCGACCGCCGACACGAAGTCGCCGCCACCCGTGACCTTGACGTTCGTCGTCACCGTCGCCGGGATGCTCCGCAACTTCGCGATGTGCTTGTCGATCTCAGCAGCGAGCTCGGGGTACTTCGCCTTCTGGCGTTCAAGCTCCTCGATCATGTAGCCGATGGCCTGGTCGGTCCCCTCGACCGCGCCCTTCTGCTGCGCGTACTTCTGTGCCGCCTCGAACGCCGCCGTGCCCGCGTCCTGCTGGGCGCGGATGGAGTCGCGATACGCCTGCTCCTTCTGGCGAACCGACAACTCCTCGTCCTTCGCCGCCGCCGCCGCTTCCTCCTGCTTGGTGACCATGTCGGCCACCGCGTCAGCCACGTCGAGTTGTGCCGTCTCGTAGCCGTACAACTCGTCGGTCACGTCGTCGATCAGTTCGACGTTCCGCTCGAGTTCGTCGTTGTACTGGTCGAGCCGCTCGCGAGCAGCCTGCGTGCCGGAACGCACGTCGCCGACAGCGATGCCATATTCCTCGACCTGGCTCTCGGCGCGACGGGCCTTCTCGCCGAGGATGCCGAACGAGTACCCCAGGTTCTCCGACGCTTCGTCGGTATCGCTGAGCACCTCGTCGAGCTTGCGAATCGGGTAGGTGATGAGATCCCAGTTGAACTTCGAGAACTTGGCGAGCCAGCCGTCGGACGACAGGCCAACCTTCCGCAGCGCCTCAGCGGCGATCCCGGCGACCTCAGCCAGACCGGTCATGGCGGGGATGAGCGCGCCGCCGACCTCAAGCGTCAGGTTCTCCGCGTTGTCGCGCAGGTTGTCGAGCGCATCACGGAAGTCGCGAGCGTTGTCCAGCTCGCGCTCATCGACGATCTTCTCGTCAGCGACATCGCTCAACTTCTCGCGCAGTTCATCCGCGCTGAGCCCCATCATTTCGGCAAGCTGCGTGTACGACCGACCGAACGTCTCCTGCGCCGCCTTCGCCCGCAGCGTCGGGTCCTTGATTTTGCCGATCTGCGTGATCAGCTCGATGAAGGTCTCTTTGCTGTCGATGTTGCCGTCGGCGCCACGCTTGATCGCCGCAGTCAGGTCATCCGTCGGCGCCTTGCCATCAGCGAGGCTCTTGTTCATCCGGGCGATGGCCGCTTCGACGGTGCCCGACTCGATACCCAGGTCGCCCGCGACCTCGATGAACCGCGACGCATCCTCGACCGCGATCCCGGTGGCCTCGGAGAACTTGCCGGCGGCGAGCGCCAACTCCTGAAACGCCCCGACCGCCTTGACGCCGAACGTCACCAGCGCAGCACCGGCGGCGAGCGCCATGTTCCCAGCGTTCTGTTTCACCGAGTCCATCGCCGCGTTGGCGCCGGTCTTGAACTTGTTGACCGTCCCGTCGGCGTCCTGCACCGCCGTGCGGAAGTTGCGCCACGATGCGGTCGCCTTGTCGGCCACCACGTCAAGGACGACCGTTACGCGGTTCGCCATCGGTCCTCCTAGCGGAACGTCTTACGTAGGCGCTTGCCCATCTCGGCGTCGATCAGGTCAGGCGCCACCTTCTCGACCCTCACTGCCACCCGGTCGCCGGTGCCCTTGCCTTGCGTGCGACCGTTCCAGCGCTTGCCAGCACGAGCACGGGTGCGGCGGACACCGCCCGACTTCGTGCGACCCACCACACCACCCGACCGAGTCATCGCCGGACCAGCGAACCCCGACGCGTTGCCCTGATTGCGGCCAACCGTCGCCGTCGTCCACGGCCCCGCACTACTGCGGGTCGGCGAGAACACCATCGTGCGCCCGTCGTCGCGAACCATGAACTTCGTGTCCAACGGTGGAGCCCACCCGCTGAACTTCGGGTCGCCACCCAGGTCGGCCGACGCCTCGCGTTCGGCGATCTGCTTGGCCTCCTCGCCGACCTTGCGCGACACCGACCGCAGCCAGGCGCCGCCGTCCATGTCGTCCTCGATGCCCTTGACCTTCGCGGCGAACTGGGCAGGCGTCACGGGTCAGGACGTGAGTCGAGCGGGACGGCCCGTCATCGTGAACTGGTACTGCACGACAGCCAGGTCACCGACGGCGCCGGTGATGACCGGCACACCCAGGTTCAGCCAGCCGAGCACGTAGCTGGGGTTACCCGTGCCGCGCGCACTCGACGTGGGCCGGATGTCCATGTAGTACGGCGTCACGCTCGTCATCGGGAACCCGACCGTCCCGCCGAGTCCGAACCGGTCGTCCACCGTCGTGGTCGCGAAGTCGGCATTGAGCGTGAGTTGCACCGTGCCACTCGCCAGACCGCTGATCTTCTGCCGCCAGCCAGCCGACGCGAAGTTCGTGTAATCGAGCTCGTCGGCCTGGAACGACAGCTCCACCTGCGTGACGAAGCTGCTGATGTCGATGGCCGAGTTGATCGTGCCCGACGGGGCAGCCGTGCCACCCGGCGCGGTCCCGGTCCACGCCGTCCCAACTTGAACGGTCGCCGAGGTGAGTGCGAAAACTGCCATGAGTGTCTCCTTGGGGGGACGCGAAACGACCGCCAGGCAGAGCCACAGCGGTCGTCGTGGTGGGGGTTGGCCGCAGACCCTCGGCCGAGGGGAACTAGGTCAGGTGTTGGCGACACCGACAACCACGCTGAACGTGGCCTCGGTGAACGTCGTCAGCGTGTGGTTCACACGGATGTGCGTCTCCGACGCGAACGCACCAGCCACACTGGTGAACTGCGACCCGGGCGCCGTGAACGCCGTCGACGTGATACGCGTCGTTGCCGACGAGAAGCCGACATTGTCGTCCGTCTGCACCGTGAACTGCACCGTGCCCGGCGTACCAGTGACACTGTGCAGATGAAACGCCACGTAGAGCGACTGCGTCGCAGACGGGCCAGCGAGCGCGATGCTCGTGCCGTTGCCGGTCGCCACACGTGACGCACGAGGCGCAGCCATCAGACCACGCACGATCCGACCCGACCCGTCGAACTCCATGTCGAACCCGGCGACATCACCGACCGCGCCACGCACCGGCACAACCATCGCCCGACGAGCCTGCCCGAAGTAGGCGACATCACCGGCCGTCGTGCCAGGCACCGACACCGACCACGGGACCAGCGCCGAATCGGTGATCGTGGTCGCCGGGAGCGACGGATCAACACCGGGGGCGACGAAGTCCTGAAAGCCCGAGACCGTCAGTTGCGCGTTCGACAGCGCGCCGATCTTCTGGCGCCAGCCGCCCGAGGCGAACGTGGTCACGTCGCGCTCGTCCTGCTGCGCGGTCAGCGACACGTTGTCAGCGAACGCCGACAGGAACACGTCACCCGCCGCCACATGCACGGTCGTCATAGCGAACACAGCCATGTCAGGCACTCCTCACGTAGATCTTGACGAGCAGGTCGCACGAGAACACTTCGACCGCGCCGCCCTCGAGGTCGATCTCGCCCGCCCCGTAGTTCACGACCTCGGACACGTGCGCCGTGCCAGCGAGCGAACCCGTGAACGCGTAGTCGGCCTCAAGCGCGAGGATCAGGTTCTTCGTCGCGTCGCCGGTCAGCCAGTCGTCAAGCTGCTTGATCGCCGACTCCCTGTCGGCCGAGTTGACCAGCAGACGGGCGACCATGTTGATCTCAGTCGTGTTGCGCGCCATGTCCATGTGCGGCACGACGTACGGGTCGCCCGGGAGCAACAGCACAGCGGCGGGCCGCACCTGCACCCGGTTCGGATGCGCGTACACCTCGATCGTCCCGTCCAACGCTGTAGTGGCGACACGGGCGGCGAGCGCTTCACGCACCTCGGACAGCAGGCTCACGCGACGCCCCACGCCTCAGCGCGACGCAACGGGCCGAGCAACTGGGCGACCATGCCGTTCTGCGCCACCCGACGCCCGAACTCGCCGACATCCGCGAACCCGAACCGCAGATCGCCCGCCTGATAGAAGTCCTTCGTCAGCAGCTTCGCCGCGACCTTCACCTCGGGCGGGACGGCGGGCCAACCCCAACGCGCCGTGATACTGATCGTCGCCTCGCCGTCAACCGACGAGTTCGACCAGTCACCCGACAGCAGACGCACCATCGTGTACGGGCGAACCCGACCGTCGACGCCGGTCTGATTGACCTGACCGGGCGACACCTCCAACTGGTACACCGACGCAGCCAGCGTCGCGCCACCGTTAGCGATGATGAGCCCGGTCGTGTTCGCGATGTCCGGCACCACGAGCGGGTCACACACGTTACGCGGCGGCACGAAATCGCGCTCCGTCGCCGCCGTCGGCACGACGAACGTGCGCTGGCAGTAGGCGTCGATGGCGGCCTCGGCAGCCAGACGGGCGGCCTCCACCTCTGGCGTGCTGGACGCGACCGTGATGTTCAGCGCCGCGAGCACTTCCTCATCGGTGACGTAGGCCATGCGGACTCCTAGCGGGTAGCGGTGCAGCGGATGTCGCGCCCCGCCTGATCGATGTCGAACTCGGCAAACCCAGCGAACGCCAGCCAGCCGGCGAGCAGCGCCTTGTCGACGTTGCGGTAGAACTCGCCCGGCTGCAACCCGGACGCCTCACGCCCCGAATGCGGCGCACGACCAGGCCCGGCCATTGTCGCGACGAACCGGCCGCCGGGGCGCAGATGCCGGTAGGCGTTCCAGACGATCCCGGCGCCCGTCGCGTCGTCGACGTGCTCGAGCACCTCGCACGACACGACCAGGTCGAACTCGCCGTCGACCCGCACCGTGGCGGCATCGGCGACGATGTCCACGTCGGGTCCGTCGGAGATGTCGACACCGACGAACCGGTCGACCGGACCGACCACCGAACGCACCGACCCGTTCAGGTTGCGCGACCCGAACTCCAACACACTGGTCAGCCCGTCGGGCAGGTTCGCC